CAGCACGCGGGAGGCTGTGCCGTCATCTCCCTGGTCATGACCTCCGTGGCCATGCAGAAGGAGTGGAAGCATCCCCGCCTATGGGGCATTGGCACCGCGCTCGGTGTAGGGCTCCTGAAGGAACTGGCTGACTCCCGCAAGGGAGGGTCAGGCTTCAGCGGCTCGGACCTAGCATACGACGGCATCGGTGCCATCTCCATCCAGTTCACCTTCAGGATCAAGCCATAGGGGATCAAAATGATCAGTATAAAGAAGCATCTGGATATGCTTGGTATGGTCGTAGAGGATAGAGTCACGGGCTTCAGAGGCGTTGTGACTTCAGTGGGTTTTGACCTCTACGGGTGTATTCAAGCGATTGTTAATCCTGGGCTCGATAAGGATGGGAGGATAGGAGACCAGCACTGGTTCGACATTGGTAGGCTTAAGCTCGCTGACGGCGAGGATGGTGAAGAGCCTGTGATGACCAGACCTGACTTTGATTTCGATTCTGCAGATGGCAAGAAAGCCATCGCGGAAGGACATAAAGGATCTGCAGAGCGACCTAGGTTCATGAAGCCCTAAATACTCTCCCAGGGTCTCTCAGGATTCCAACCGGTCCACCGCTGCCAGCAAGTCCATTTGGAGAGACTCGAGGAGACCAGCAATCCTGACGGACCAAAATTTAGGACCCGGCCAACCCACGGCCGGGTCCTTTGTCGTTTATGGAGAGAATTATTGGCCAACCTTGAATCGGAACTTCAGCGCAGCGCCGAAGACCCAGTCGCTTTTTGGAATGCCCGTGTAACGCACATGAACGACGTCCACGCTGGCACGGAGGAAGCCTCGGTCGTAGTCGTAGGCAGGGCCAAAGCCCTGGGACCCATCGGTGGACTTCTGCCAACGGATGCCTAGCGCATGCCGTAGCTCCTGCGGTGTGGGGATCGCAGCCTCCACGGGGATGTCCAGGCTGGCACCTGGGACCACGGTTCCATTAGGGCTGGAGGCCGTCACGCGCTTGGTCCCATCAGGCATCCTCGTCAGCGTCAGGTCCACCTGGACGTCCGGGCACGGTGTAGCATCCACACGGACCACCGGCTCCTCGGGGCTTCCTGCATTGATTGGGGGGATCGGGTCTACTGGCTTTGGCCTTACCACGACCCTGACGATGCGCTCCACCACTCCCCCCTGAGGAACTTGGTGTGCGGGCTTGGCTGTCGCGTCCGGTTGCTTGGCCAGGGTCACGCTCCCGTCTGGATTGACCTTCGCTGGAGCTGGGACCTCCACCACAGGCTTCGTCCTCCACATCTTCCAGGCCAGTGTCATCCCCGCTGCCATTCCCACGAGCCCGCAGAACAGACAGGCGATGCCGACATTTCGGGCAATAAGCAATTTCGCGTTCATCGGACCTCCGCGTTCGCTGTTCCCGGTTTCGGTTGCGCATTGACGACGCCCTCCATGCGAGTATACAAGAACCAGATGCGATTCCGGTTGCGCTCGTTGTTCAAGATGTAGCCTCTCGTCTCCTTGGCGTGAGCCGTCCCCGTGACCTTGGGCAGGGCCACAAGCCAAGCCCGCTCGCCTGGGATACCGAGGGAGACCGCTAGGCGCTGTGCCTTGCGGATGTTGCCTGCTCCCGCATTGTATCCCCCCAGACCAGCCTCGAAGCCTCCCAGGAAGGCCTCGTTCCACAACATGTATTGATGCTGGGCTGGGATGGCCACATAGGGATCGCGCGGGTCGCTGCCTGAGGGAGCCCAGCCTCGCCGGATGGCGTCTTTCCAGCTAGACGACATCCACTGTGCGCAGCCGATAGCTCCGACGGGCGACACGGCAAGAGGGTCGAACCTGGACTCAGCCTGGACCTGAGCAGCACGGTCAACCCACCGAGGACCTGCAACGCGCTGGAACAGGTCCTGCCATGGGACGACGTCGCCCACGAGGACCTCGGCGGGAGCCCCTTGCAGGACCGCGCCGAGGAGCACTGCCAGCCACGCGGACCTCATCTCAGCACGCCGAGGAGCAACCCAAGGACGCAGGCCAGCATGAGCGCAGCCTGGATGGTCCCCGCGTTGCGCGTCTTCATGGCCCGGATGGTGTCGGAGTCTGTCTTGACCCAGATGACTGTCCTCTTTCCTAGGGCCGTGTTCTCGTAGGTCTGGTAGAGGAAGGTCTTGAACAGCCATCCCAGGAACAGGAGGGGCAGGGCCAGGGCCAACCTCGTCAGGACGAGCCTGCTCTGCAGGATGGCCTCCCACACCGGGCTCTCGGCAGGAACGACATCCAGGGCCATAATGCCCGCAGCCACCAGGACCGAGGCCACCGCCACCGAGGCCACCGCCACCGCCCACCTTACTGTCTTCTTTCGATCTTCTGCGGATAGGTTGTATGCGGCCTCCCACAGTTTCTTCAAGATGTTCATGGGTTTCTCCTTGTCTGGTATCCGTGCGTGATTCCTTCTGATACTTCGATGGACTGCATGATGATGGTTTCGAGCTGGGTCTGCTTCACTTCCAGCTTGCCAATACGCTCGTCCTGTCGCTTGGAGTTGTCCTCGCTCTTCACCTGCTGGTTGATGAGCATGGCGAGCATGGTCTTGTTCTCGATCATGGCATCATTGAGTTTGTCCAAGCGGTTCAATGCGAACAGCCCCAGGATCCCTGCGCCAGAGCACAGGGATACTAGGACGTAAGACAGGACCTTCCAGAAAGGAGTGTTGAGGTTCGGCATCTTGTCTCCCTGGGCTGCTCGCCTGTCCTTGCCGGTTCGGTGCTCATTGCGGTGAACCTGTTCCTCGATCATTGCCACTCCTTCTGGAGTTCGCGGCTCTCGTCGTGAGGATGCTAGTTGGCCTGTTCGTTCATGTCCTTGACGACCTCGAAGACGGTCTTGCCGTTGTGGTCTTCCTCGTCAGGAACAGCGGCATCCGGCTTGACGCGGGTGATCTCCCCGGTCCCAGGGTTGAACGAGTCGCCCTGCTGAAGCTGGTAGAACTGGGCGATGTGGTCCATCGTGAACTGGGCGACGGCATTGGCCGAGTCCATGGCCTTCTGCGCCTTGTTGAACAGCGCGAGGTCCGCAGGATTGATGGTGGTGGGTTTGTTCATGGTCTCCTCCTTGGGAGTGGTGGTGTGTGGTATTAGTTTACCCGCTAACCTCTACCGAGGCCACAATGCTGGTGATGGTGTTGCTGGATGAAGCGGTTCCCCACTGGTAGGTGATGTCCAGGGCGTTGGCCACGGTTGTGTCCACCGTCGCCGTCGCGGTCATGGTCAGGTCCCGGTCCACCGTGCTCACGAAGGCTCCGGACACAACATGGGTATTGCCGCAGCCGATGACCGTGCCCGTAGCACCGACAGATCGGCAGGTGAACTCGAAGGCGATCTCCCATCCTGCGGTGGTGAGCCCTGCGGAGGGGAGGGCACCGACCGAGGTGATGATGGTGACGCTTCCGACCTTGATGCGCAGGGTAGCGTTGGGCCCAGATACTTCGGACACATGACCGCGTGCTCTGATCTTGATCGTCCGGCCCACTGTGAGGAAGTTAGCGGGCAGGGTCAGGGTCCCCTCGCCAGTTCCCACGAGCGATGTCTCAGTGGTGGTGTTGGCGATGGTCTTGGATGCCGTCTGGTGGAAACAGTGGCCCTGATTGTGGACTGTGAGCCCCTCCACGCGGTTCTCGAACGTCTTCTTGGTGGAGTCATACCAGAGGTCGCCGGTGGTGGGAGAGGAGTTCGCCTTGGCAGTGAGCGTGTTCACGCGAGCCAGGGTGACCTTTCCAGTTGCGATTCTCGCAACAGCAATTGGAGAGTCAATGAATGTTCCTGCATCATTGAACGCCGACACGCTCCAGTTTGATCCAGAATCAGAACCACCTTCAGTTCCGGTGACGGTATACTGCCAGCGAGCCAGACCATTGTTCTGCCAACGGATGTATGAGTCCAGCGCAGTTGTCCCACCATTGAGATTGATGTGAACCCCGGTCGCATCACCAGCACCAACGATCAGATCCCCCTTGGGCATGTAGACCGGGCGAGCCAATGTGATGGAACCGTTCGCAGCTCGAACGATGGTGACCGGAGTATCAATCTGGACCCCAGCATCTGTGTAGGCTCCCAGGACGAGATTAGTTCCAGCATTGGACCCGCTCTCCGCCGCAGAGTTCCCATAGAGACTCCAGCGGTAGGAACCGGCAGTGAGAATGCCGAACTCACGTGCATACCCAGCCGCAGAGTTGACGAAGACCTTGTTCCCTGTCCCCGTGTTCCCGCCGACGACGATGTTGGCTGTGGTGTTCAGTGGCCGCGCAACACTGATTGCACCACCGGCAGCACGAGTGATAGCAATGGGATTGTCTATCGTAGCACCAGCATCGGTGAAGGCAGTCAGCAGGATGTCTGAGCCAGCATTGGAACCGGATTCTGCTACTGGTGTGACAGCAAAGAACCACCGGACAGACGGAGCTGAGCCACCACCAGAATAGAAGCCAAAACCACGCTGAGTCCCGGCAATACTGATGAGCGAGATCTCAAGACCACCAGAGTCTTTTCTGCACTGAAGACTTCCGTGCGCAATGATGTTACCTTGGGCATGAATGGTCCCGCCTACACCAAGACCACCACCAACCGTCACTGCTCCGGTTGTGGGGGAGGTGGATGCGGTGGTATTTGTGAGTGCCACAGGGCGCGGGATGGTGACCAATCCCCCAGCGGCACGGATGATGGACAGCGGAGTGTCGATGAAGGCTCCGGCATCAGTATATGCAGACAGGATGAAGTTAGATCCTGCATCAGAACCAGTCTCAGCAACTGCATCGGCACCGAACAACCATCGATCACTGCTCAACCCAGTCCGGAAGGTGATGAGCCTGTTGGATCCTGCAGCACCCCTGATGAACTGATTCGCGTAGCCAGTCCCATCACCGAGCTTGAACTCAGCATTGGTCTTCGAGATGGTGGTGTTCCCGGTGATCGAGGTGGGACGCGCGATGGTGATCGAGCCTCCAGCGGCACGAACGATGGAGATGGGGTTATCAATCCCCACTCCAGCATCGGTATAGGCTCGCAGGATGTAGTTTGAACCAGCATCAGAACCGGACTCAGCGACAGCATCCGCGCCAAATGCCCAGCGGGTGACTCCAGCCGACTGCGCACGGAAATATCTGTTCTGCGCACTGGCATTGTTGACGTCCATGGAGATGTTCGCAGCAGTTCCATTGCCAGCAACGATATTCCCACCAGCGTGGATCTCCAAGCCAACACCAACACCACCATCCACCACAAGGGCACCGGTGGAAGGTGAAGTGGAAGGTGTGGTGTCGGTGATGTGGATGGGCGTGGCACCGATGACGATGGCGTTCACCCACGCTGATCCATCAAAGACGCAGGACACGCCCGTCTCCTGATCGTAGAGCTTCCAACCGATGTGCGGGGTGTAGAACTCCCAGCCACTGACGGTCGTGTCCACGCCTCCGGAGGTGGTCGTCATTCTGGTGGAATAGCATGCGACCTGATTCGTGCTGGCGGAGCCCCACGCGGAGCCTGTGTGAGTCGCGGGAAGGATGTAGGTATCGCCATTAGCAGGACTCACGGGCTGGGCGGTCACCGTCATGGACTTCACAGACAGGCCGGGGAGCCAGTAGTCGATGGCACGGAGCACCTTGCGGAAGTCATTGGGATGGGTGTCACCAGATCCGGCATCCACCATCACTGCGAGATTAGGGCCGTTTGTGATGCTCAATTCACACCTCCGAAGTGTTGGCCGAAGCACATGCCGAAGCCGGTCATTTGGAACAAGCCTGTCGAGTTATAGAGAGAATCACCAGAAGCGGTGACTTGCTTAACCTGAACCTCCACGAGGAGGTTCCCATTCGCACTGTCCTGAATCCGCTGGGCTGGGGTGTAATCCCCGCCTCTGCTGGCAAGCCAGTTCTTCCCAGTCTCCCCGGTCCCAGTTTCCATCACGGAGCCGTTGACCAGGATCCTCCACGTGTAGGTTCCCTCCGCGGACGCGCCTCCAAGGTCGTCCTGCCGCATGATCTGGTTCCCATCCGTGAGCCGGTTTCTGTGCTCCCACGTGATGACAGCGGTCCGAGAGATGAGGAGCGGGCGAGTCTGTCCGTTGACCAGGAGACGACCAGGAGGAAGAGGCTTGGTGTTCTTGCCAGTCATCTGGAGGTAGATGCTCGTCGCAGCTGCGAGAGACACAGATCCACGGGGACCGGCAGGGCAGAGCTTGACGTTGATGTATGCGTTCTGATCCAGCTCGATGTCGGGGACCATGGCACCGAAACTGACGAAGTAGACCCGCTCGCCTGCCGAGTGGGCGACGGGAACCGTGTCAAACAGCCCGCGCCACACGCCATAGAGCTTCACCGTGCCATCTATCTGCTGCTCGGGAGCACGGCAGGCACACCACTCGCCAGTCGTGGCGAAGTAGAACAGACCAGCACCCTGTCGCATCATGTCCTCGGAGAACGGAGTCAGGACGGACAGGTCGGTGGAGGATGCGACCGATAGGACGCCGCTCTCGTCCACGGACTCCGTCGCGGGGTAGTCGGAAAGGATCGTGGATGATGGTGTGTAGGTCTGGCTCACACCGAGCATGGAGTGGCCCTCGGTCGCGGAGTTCAGCTTCTCCCATGTCTCGTAAGTTACGCATCCCACGTTGGGTCGCTTGGCAACGGCCATGAACATCGCGACCTCCTGGTCGTCGTTCATGGCATATGGGAGCTCGATGAGTTTCTGGACCGTGATGGGCACCGGCAAGGGGAGCGGGTCCTCCCAATTCGTATCGTCTCCGTCCGAGAAGTCCGTAGCACCGAGCGCGAACACGTCCTGGACCAGGGTCATGCGGATCCGATTTGCGGTGGGCATACCCACGGCCGATTTCGTCACGCGCATCACGAGGTTGGACACGCCGAGGTCTGGCCAGTTCATGACGAACAGATCACCGGGGCCGTAGGCGTAGACTTCGCGGTTCGCGATGACCTCGGCCTTGGACAGATCGGTGGATGCCACGAAAAGTTCGCGATTGGCCACACGGTCGGCGAGGGAGCTCTTCGTGATGGGAAGATACGTGATGGCCTGCGAGTTCACATCCCTCTGCTGACGCATGTTGGCCAAGTCCTGAGCCTGGACCGTAGTCTTCTTGTACCCACGGGCTCGGCTGTTATACGTTACGACGACCTCGTTGGTAGACCCCTCCACGCTGCTCTGGCTGAAGTCCTCAATCTTGCAATTCGTGGGGTCCAGCACAGGTAGCGAGGGGATGCTGTATCCTCCGCGGACGAGCTTGATAGTGTAGGCTCCAGTCCTGAAGTCGCGATAGCAATTCGCGTCGATGATCCTGCAGATCTCCACGATGAGGTCTTCCACGCCCGTCGGCTGGTCCCACTCCAAGCTGATGCCGAAGCCCTCTGTATAGAGGGATGCGGCTGCGGAGTCGAATGCGGACTTATTCACCAGCGACGGGCTGATGCCCATGCCGAAGCCGTCGTCTCCGAGTGGGTCGGTCGTCAGGAGCTCATAGATGATCTCGGCAGGGTTCGCATCTTCACCGATAATATGGTAGCTCCCCGCGAGCTGGTGGGGATATCTGCTGACCTCCGCCGACATGGGCCGAGGGATCTCCGAGGTCCCGATGTATCCGGACTGTCGATAGGCCGTGTATGTGTAGGCTTGCCGGACATAGGAGACTTCGTAGGGATCCGAGGAGGCCTTGACCCAGCGGTATCCCGTCGCCGTGTAGGGCATGCCTGCCCCGCTAGGGCCAACCCAGACCATATGGGCAATGCCACGGTAGGCCGGGACCAGCCCTAACTGAGCGGTCAGATATGTGTCCTGCGTTTGTGTGCTGGATCCAGGGTAGAACTGGATGGCGGCCTCCAGACCTCCGCCACGGTCCTCGCCGCCATACATCCCTCCCTGGTCAATGGAGATGACTCCCCCGGTGGATGTTCCGGTCCAGATGATGCGCTCGTCGGCCCAGATGCGGTGGACCGTGACCTCTCCGTGGCAGAGACAGAGCTGCTGTCCCCAGTAATACTTATACCCGACGGTCTGCTTCGTCTTCTTCTTGCCGAACCCGAAGAAACCGCTCGTGCTCTGTGTCTTCACGATGGGCACAGACCGGAAGTCGCCATACCACACGACATTCGGACTGCGAAGTCGGACCTTGCCCCACACGACGGGAATCGTATTGCTGGATGACGCCGTCGTGATGTTCGCGTCATTGGGATTCGCAGCCTTGGCGTTCTCCACCTTCGGCTTCGGAGCGAGCACGGCACTCAGCACCATGCTCGCGAACCAGTAGACTACCATCCACCATCCCATGATGTCAACCCTCCAGCCCTACTTCATATGGATTCTTGGTGGGGACGAAAGGCCATCCCAGGAAGTTGATCGCGTTGTTGAACTTCGCTCGGCAGTCGCCGGGATTACCGTTGGACTTGACCCAGACGTGGTCGCAGCCAGCAACTCCGCGAGCCGACATGCCAGCCTCCAAGCCGTTGATGGGACGCTTCAGCGTGACGTCGTTCCCGGTGTGTCCGACGATCTGGACCATGGCGGATAGCTCCTGGACGTAGAGCTCGCCGAGGGTGAAATACCCGTTGGACTTGGAGTTGAACCCAGGGACCGTCACGACGTATCCCGTGGAGTCCACCGCGGACACCGTGCCGTAGACCGTGAATGAAGCCTCCGAGGCTCCGCAGCGAATGCCATACAGACGCTTGTTGCACTGCGGTCCGCACGTCTGTCTGAACCCGGCCTTGCCAATGGCCTTGTCTACAGGGTCACATGTGATCTCGGCGTCTCCCTTGGTGGTCTTGAACACCACGCCTCGGATCTTGCCCTGCCACACCCCGGACGTCTCCGCGAGATCGTAGTGCTTCCGCAGCACGGTCACCCAGATGGGATCATAGGGTGACTTCCCGTGGAAGAGGGCTGCGATGGGCATGTTCATGGATGTGAAGATCTTGAGCTGGGAGTGCTGTGTCTCCTGCGTCAGTTCCGGCTCCGTCCGCTTCAGTGGCCAACCCGTCGCGAAGGTCTCCACGCCCACGACGATATCCGTATCCGCGTTCGTCAGCGTGAGCAGGTTGGTCCCCCACGTGAAGCGGTAGAGCTCCACGGGTCGGCCGCCATATTCGCTCTTCTCCTTGTCGTCGTAGGTCACTGGAGCACCTCTCTGATGTGTGCCGTCACTTCCATCAACGAGTCGCTGTGCCACACCAGCTCGAAGTCATCAGACTCGAACCGGCACAGAGTCAGGAACGAGATTCCACCGAACGATGACCGCAGGCGAGCGACGCCGAAGGACGAGCTTATGGTGATCATCTCGTTGCCACCGACGACCTCCTCGCAGTCGGTTATTCGCTTGAAGATGGGCGTAGTGGTCCTGACTGCGGGGAAGAACGCTAGGTCCCTGCGGTTGGCATGCACATTGATCATCTTGGTATAGTTGATGGACTTGATGAGGATTCCGACGTCGGACGGAGCGATGTCCTGCTGGAGGTCCATGTCGTGTGACCACGTAGGCATCCAGAACGGGACTTGCTGACCTCGGTGGGCTTCCAGGAACGCGAGGAAGTTCATGATCTCCTGGCGAGTCTTCAGGATCCAGCGATACGGACGAGTGACAACGGGAGCTCCCGTCCTGTCCAGGCTGCTCCATGCCCCAATATCATAATCCACTATCTCCAGACCTCGCTCGTAGTCGTCCGACTGCTCGTCGTTGCCTACGTGGGGAGGGATGGTCAGCACGTCCAGGCTGAGATACTGCGGAAGCGACGACGTCCCGAGCCTGTGCGAGTCCACCGCACTACCAATCTCCAAGGAGAACGTCACGGTGACCTCGGCGATAGATGCCGACGGCCTCGGGATGTTCAGGGTCTTGGACATCCTGCCAAGGCGCACAGGTATGATCCTGTCCATCGTGTTCCATGCGTAGAGCGTGGGCTTGGTCAGGGTGATAGCGGAGGACGTCAGGCTCTGGACCTCCACCACCTCCCAGCTCAGATAGTTCCTCCAGATGATGGCCATGCGCGTCGCGGCGAAATCCCTGAGGTCAGTAAGGACTTGGATGGCGGATGCTCCCACGGAGATGTCGGCCGTAGGCCTCGTCCAGTCAGTCCACACGGGGACTGCGAAAACCCTCTGCTGCCATCCCCACATATAGGACTCGAAGGTGGACACCTTGCCAGCGTGCTCCATGAGGAACAGGCTCTTGAGGGACCTGCGGGGAGACACGCGAAGGGCGAGTCGCTGCTCTATGCCAGCGTGCGACTCTATGACGTCAGTCAGCCACTCCAGGTTCTCCACGACCGGCTCACGCCAGTTTGGTTCGAAGGAGAACACGATGACGCGCGTCCCTTCCGCGTGGACGTAGTATGGGGCGAAACCTGTGAAGGTGAAGATGATGTTCCCGTCGATGGTGGCCTGTCCGCTAGCCGCCACGTCCACCTGATAGGACTTGTATCCACCGACCCCGTAGACGGCAGGGTAGCCGTCGGAGTTTGACACCAGAACACCGTCAAGACCGGCTGTGGACCAGCTCTCAAGATTCTGAGTCCTCCCGGTCAGGTTCCAGATGCCAATGGTGAACACCTTGGCGCTGAGAACGAGTCCGAAATTCAGAGAGAACGGCCACACCGAGATGTCCCCGAAGAACTCCAGACCCATGTGAGGAGCGGAGACACCAGTATCCGCGCGCTTGATCATCGCGGACGGACTGTGGAGAACCAATGGGGCCTTCACCGGCGGAGACACAGACTCCCGCGCTGTGAGACAGGTCGCGAAGGTGGCAGCGCAATCCTCGATGTCCGCAGACATGCCAGGAAGCTTCAGCCAGAAGCCTCCTGTGTATGAGATGCCAGCATAGGACGTCATGTCACACCTTCTTCACGGCGAACCCGTAGTGGTCCCAATTCGTCCCGTAAGCTGCGTCGGGACCAGGGAACACCATATACTCATCTCCGCCCCATGTGTAGATGCTAGAGGGAGTGAAGCCCATAGCGCATGCATTCGTCAGGAAGATGTTGGGAACCCTGCCCAAGTAGGAGAACCCACCAGCGTCACGATCAGCCGAGAGGTATATGGACACCAGCAGAGACTGACCGCTGAGGGAACTTGTTATTCTGCGGACGTGGAAGCCTGATGCGTTGACCGCTGTGGTCCTGGCGGCTGTGGAGATGTTGGCATTACCGTTCTTACCTGTATAGCCTCCGTAGCCTGTAACTGTGTGTTGATTGCATCCGATCCACTTGCTTGTGAAGGCATCGACATCAGCGCGGACATATCCCTGCATGTCATCCATAACGAATGGACATGCTACTGAATAGAGACGACCAGGAGATGTGTCTGTATAGGTATAGCCAACGTGCCGACCATTGAATGCACCGAAGAAGTAAGGTCCACCAGTCCACACACCGAACTTGACGACTCCAGTTCCCCATCCGAAGTGTGTGAAGATGTTGGCTGTGCGCTCCATAACGATAATGAAATTGTCGTCCGTCTCGTCAGAGAAGAAGTGGTAAGCCACGCTGGACCCAGGAGGCATTGGAGAACCGACACCGAGGGTGTAGGATCCGCCATTGACGATGGGCCCTCCGGGCTGTGTCTTCCAATTGTTCGCACCGTTGTATCCGGTCCCGACATACAGCTCCACACCAGAAAATGGCGTGTAGGCATAATTGTCAAACTGTTCAGAGGCGCTGCTAGAGCTGATGGCGGACTTGAAGTTGACGTAGACACCCCCCTTGTGGATGTGCAGTCGCCATCCAGTCCCGTCTGCGACGCTGCTGTCCACCGTCCAACCAACGGAGGTCACCCACGTCGCGAGTTTCTGAAGAAGGTCGGTAGGGCTTGTGATGGTTCCTGTCTGATAGGACATGGTCAACTCCTAGTCGAGGGCAAGAGCGCAGAAGGCATCCTTGGCAGTGTTGTAGACATCCTGGAAAACCACGTGAGTCAGGAAACCTTCTGTGATGGTGTTCTCTGAAGCATTGGCTTGACCGGTTGTTGCCTTGAGGCCATCGAACTCACCCCAGGTGTTGACATCCACATTCAGCACAGGGCCATTGTTGCTGGAGATGGAGATGGGAAGTAATGGATAGGTTCCATCCAAGTTTTCACGTAGATAGAGAAGACCATAATCATTTGTGCAGTATGGCCAGAGTGATGCGCTGTAGTTGTTTCCATCGGTATAGCCACTCTCGTATGTGCACCCAAACCACCTGCCACCAGGATCCCGGAACCTTCCGGAGCTGGCAGTCCAGCCAGCTCCGCCAGGATACACAGAGCCTCTCCAGAAGGAGTGCATGCCGTAGTCGGTGTTGGAGAACTTCCACCGAGCACTTCCCACTGCGGGCTCGGTGGTGAAGGCCATGTTCCCTCCAACAAACAGAGGATATGGCCACTGACCAGGACTGACATATGCGCTCAGGAACCCAAGGTGCATGCTGGCGTAGACCGAACTGACCTTGGCGAACATGATCACGCGGTTCCCGTTGGCTACGAACCAGTAAGGGATGGTCGAGTTCCACAACGTTGTGATGGGGCTCGGAATGCTGTCCCCCTCGATGGCTCCGGGTTGATTGAAGAAGGTGTTCCCGCTGTTGAAGCCCGTGAAGCCACCGAGCCTCCAGTTGTAGTAGTCACCCCCCACATCACTGAAGACCTTGGCTCCGACGTAGATCTCGTGAGCGTCGTCGTTCCCCTTGGCCATCCAGATCATCTCGTCTCCAGCGACGGCACGCTTGCTGACCCACGGGGATGCGGTGTTGATCTGGAAGGCATCGCCAGCCACGAACGCGATCCCACCAGCGGAGATGAGGAACGTCAACTTGGCATGTGTGAACGTGGTGCCCACCGTGGCGGTCCCGATGTTCCCGGAGATGGAGCCCACCACGGAGAACGTCGTGGGGTCGGTGGCGGTAAGTGTGAACGTCTCAGCTACGGACGACGCACCTCCGTCCCAAGCGGAGATCAGTCCGTTCCCTGTGCCCACGAAGGAGGGGTCGTGTGCCTTTCCTTTGGTGGTAAGGAACGTGTTCAGCTTGTTCAGCAGGTCCTGATAGTTTGTGGCAGTTCCGATTTCGCTGCTCATGCCAGCACGCTCCTCAGAGAATTAGGATTTCTGGAAATGATCTCGATGAGTTTCTTCTCGTATTGCGGGGTATCCATCTGTCGCAGGATGAGTCCGTCGTCCAGACCAACCTGCAAGCGGCTCACTCCTGTCTTCTGGGCAGGACTCAGGATGCTCTGGACCGGTCCGCCCTCGGCATATCGCCCCGTCACGTTCCTGGACGACACCCCGTTGAGAAGTGTGAGGAACCCTGTGCCTAGGCGGCGAACGACGGACTTGCGCAGCACGAACTCTCCTGGGGTGAGCATGGCCGGAACCGTGTCACCGTCCCCACTGCCAGGGACCGATCCACCACCGGCCATGAACAGCTTGGAGAAGAATCCTGTGGCCCCTCCTTGAGCCCCTCCGAAGATTCCAGACATGATGGACGAGGCCATCTGCTGGGATGCGATCTTGGCGATGGATGCGACCACGGAGCGGGCGAAGTCAGCGACCGCGTCGCCTGCCGACTTGGAACCCGTGGCGATGTCCTCGAACAACGTGGCGAAACTGGACTCCAGGCTGTCCGCCATCTGTCTCCCAGCCTCCGTGGCGACTGCGGTCATGGTGGTAAGGTCCTGGCCCAGCTTTTGGACGCTCAGGGAGATGGCAGGGTCCTTGAGGACTCCGGCGTATTCCTGCATCTGGGGTATGAGTGTGGCGAGCTCGGCCCCGGTCTGCTGGTGGATGGCGTTCAGCTTGAGCGCAGCCTCGGACGAGGACAGGATGCCAGACTCCTCGTCGGAGCGGATCTGGGACTCCGCGAGCTGCATCGCGGTCATGGTGTCCTGATACTGCTTCTGCAGGATGGCGAACTTGGCCTTGGTGGTCTCTACGTTGATGAGGCTGTCGACAAGGTTGACTTGCTTGGATGCAGCTCCGAACTCCGTGACGAACTGATTCCTGACATCTCGGAACTTCGCCGAAACGGTGGCGGCCACAGTCTCAGCGGTCTGAGTTCCCGTGTCCTGCTCAAGCTGGGCAGTGAGCTCCAAGACCTTGGCCTCCAGGGTCCGCGTGGCCTCCTCGGCCTTGCGATTGTTGTCCAGGATGATGTCGCCTTCCTTGGCCCTCAGGATGTTGATGTCGGACTGGAGCTTGATGCGTTTGTCGTCGTTCTTAGTTCCCGGCTCCACGTTGGCCAGAACCTGTTCCTTAGCTGTGATCTCGCCAGCAAGGGCCTCGAGCTGGAGGCGCTTCCGCTCGGCGTAGTAGCGCTCGATGGAGATCTTTTCCTGGCTGAGCTGGTAGTCCAGCTCGCGCTGCTCCCTGGCAAGTCGGTCCTTGACGATGGCGAACAGGGCCTCGGACTCAGCCGTTGCGGCTGCGAGCAGCTCCTTCTTCTTGTCGGTGGGGAACTTGACGTCTCCGATGGTCCCGCCAAGCTTCTTGACCTTCTTCTCCGTGGAGTCGGCAGACGCACCGGTCTCGCCGAACGCCTTCATGAGCTTCTGGACGGCCGACGTGCCGTTGGCCAACGGAGCCAGGAGGTCAGCCCCAACGGAACGAACCTTCGCTCCGACCTGTCCCATGGACTTCGAGGCGGACAGCATGGCATCGCCCCATCCGGCCTTCACAGTGTTCAGCGCATTTCCGATATTCTCCAGCGCCTTCTCAAGTGGGTAGATGAGCGCGGTAGCGATCAGTCCTCCGACCCAGATGAGCACACCTCCCACGGCACGGGCACCGTCCGCGATGCCAGCCAGGAGGAGGGACACTCCCTTCAGTCCGATGAGAACGGCGTTCACTGCCAGCTTGATCTGTCCCGTCTCGGATCGGACGCCAGCCATGGCACCGATGATGTCGAACACAGCCTTGAACACTTCCTTGACCGCGACATAGATTTCCTTGAAGCCCTGTTCGAACTCTCCGATGGTTTCTGCATTGTCCTGCAGGAACTTGTTCAGGGTCTTCGCACTCTCGATGAGGTAAGCAATGGTCTCACCGATGATGGTCCCGACGCCGTCGAAGATGTCCTTCAGCGTGCCAGCGATGGCGGAGAAGCTCTCGGAAATGCCTAGGTTCTTCGTGTCGAACACCCCGGACAGAGCCGCGTTCGCGCTCTTACTGAGTTGCTCAAACAGACCGGACGTCACCTGCCCGGAGAACACCTGGAAGGCTTCCTCGATGTTGGACTTGACCACCTTCCACGAGGATGCTGCTGCCTTGGCTCCTACGGTGTAAGACGCCAGCCTCTTCTCCAGGTTCTCGACGAGCGTGCCCTGCTCCTGCCACGAGCGCACGAGCTCGCCAGTCAGTCCGAGGGTCTTGCCGATAGTGGTGGCCTCCAGCTCGCGCCCGGAGATGACGGCTCGCAGGGCCACGGGGACCTCTGCCTGTGCGACACCCATGGCGGTCGCAGCATTCGTCACGTTGACGGTCAGCTCGCGGAGCTTGGTCAGGTCCGTGATACCCTGGGAAGCGCCGGAGGCCATGGCCACCTGGAAGGAGCGAACCAGCTCCTCGGACGTAGCTGCGGTTTCCAGACCGGCAACTCTGATCGCATACATCTGCTCTTCACTGATGGCGAGAGCCGCGTTGTATGCTTCCTGACCCTCAAGGAGCTTTCCCTGTGCATCAACGAGGTTGTATTGGGCCACCACGGAGGTCGCGATTCCGAGGCGGGACGACTCCAGGAACTCGTTGATACGCATGCCCTCCGTGATCACGGATGCAACGGCATCCTTCATGGCGCGGAAGCCCTCGGTGATGGCCTGCGTCAGGATGTTCGCAGTGGTGAGCCCTCCCACGAGGGTCCCGAAGTCCAACCCACCTCCGGAGATGGCCGGAGTGGTGGGAGCCGCGACTCCCTTTCCGGACAGCTCTTGGAACTTCTTCAGCTCTGCAGAGGCACTCTGCAGTTTCCGCTCAGTCTGCTCGATCGCAGCCCTCAGGACCTTGCTGGGGTCGCCCAATCTCTTCGCCGCATACATGGCCTTGAGGTCCGCGGACAGGACCTTGACCTTGGACTCAGCGTCCGTGAGACCCTGCTTCAGGCCCTTGGTCATGTCTCCGCTGAAAGCCTTGCTGGAGTCACGGGCCAGCACGGTCGCGGCGGTGTTGGTCTTCGCGATCTCTTCCCTGGCCTTCTGGGCTGCTCCGGCGACTGCTGCGTTACCATCGGACAGCTTCTTCAGGCAATCGTCCAGAGTCGTCGTCAATTGCTTGACGGCCGACGTGCCGGTGACTTCGGCTCCGAGTTTGACGCTTACTACGAAGTCACCGGCCATGTCTGCCCCCTAGTGTTTCTTGTGTGCTTTCCTGAGTGCTTTGACGTATGTCTTGCGCTCACTTCCCGTAGCTTGAAGACCGAACGAGAGATCTATCACAAGATCGGCGCGTAGGATGGCGCGTCTCAGTTCAAGCTGCTCGTCAAAGAAAAGGACATGCGCGATCGGATAGTCAAGGATGTCCGGCCACGAATGGCCACCTTCTATGAGATTTGTTACAACCTCACCCCAGCCACGATCCGTTCGCTCAGAGCCTTGACCTTGGGAACGAACTGGTGGGAGAAAAAATCCAGGTTCACCTCGATGATCGCTCCGACGAGGTCCATCACCTCGCCCGTGTCCAGGTTGTCGCACCACTCCTTGTCCTTGCCCGTGGCGAGCTGGATCAGATCCAGCACGGCGTCGATGTTGTCGACCACGACCTCCAGCAAGCTGGTATCGGAGTCCTCCTCGGGAGCCGGCTCAGGGACCTGCTCGGGAGGGAACGCACTGTCGGGAACGGGGTCCAGTTTGACGTCGTCCTTGGGAACGAGCGTGACTTCCGGAGCCTTGACGGACTTAGACAACGCGCTCCTGAAGATGGCGACGTGTTCGGCCACGCGCTTGATGTGGCGAAACTTGAAGGGCTTGATGACAATGGTCTCTCCGCCCACGAGGACGGTCTTGGAGATGGGGAGCAGGGCTTGCAGTTCGTCGGACATTTCGTTTCTCCGGAGGTGCTGCGCGTGCGCGTGTGAGTGCTTCGCGCTATTGGTGGGAAAGGGTTACTGCTGATAGATGGCGCCGAACTGTCCGAGCAGACCGCTGGAGGGCTTGAGCATGTCGATGAGCGCAGCCCCCTCGAGCTGGAAGGACGCGAGGTCCTCGCCGATCAGGGAGAGCTCCTTGGTGGGATCCAGGCTGCACTTGTAGAGGTCCACCGTGACGAGCTTGCCGTTGTCCGCCATGTTCATCCCCACGAAGCGGATGAACTTGTCGGTCGCAGCCGCGTTGAACATCGCGGTCTCAGTGTCGCCGCCGGGAGTGTAGTTCACCTTCAGAGGACCGACGAACGGGCCTCCCGTGGTGATGTCCAGAAGCTCGATGGTCATGGAGTGCGGTTCGAGACTGTAGTTCGTGTTGAGGGTGAGCACCTTGGGCGTGCCGGTGCTGTCCTCGACGGTGACGGTGGAGCCGTTGCGCTTGGCGGCGATGTAGACGTGCCCGACGGCCGGAGTGGTAGAGCCGTT